CCCAATTTCCCGCAAAGTAGTTTGACCAAAGGGGGGTTTGTAATACAATGCAGCCATGAGCAATAAAAAAGCACCAGAACTTCATTTGGTTGATGGAACCAAGCCGCGCAAGGGAATGCCTGCGATGTTGCCTGCGTCAATCAAGAAACGAATCCCGAAAGCTGATTGGGTGGATAACCCTGATGCGTGGGATAAAGAGAAATTCATTGCCGAGACTGCCGACTTCTTATATGAGGTTTACGGCATTGGCAACGACCAAGACAAGCACACGCTGGCGATGCTGGCTGACCACATTGAAACCTACATCCAATGCAACAAAGCATTAAAGAAAACGGGCATTGTGAGCAAGTTCAATGATGGCAAAACGATTGGCCCTAACCCGTATTTAACCGTGCGGAACAAGACCATGACCTTGATTATTCAGATCATGAATGAACTTGGTTTAACCCCGCGCAGTCGCTTGTCGGCTGGCAAGTCTGAGGAAGACAGCCCTGTGGCTCAATTCCTGAGAGGCCCATTGGCGCAATAACAAAAGACACGACATGAAGAAAACACGAAAGAAATATCGCCCCAAGGGTGTCCGACTGGATGCGCTATCTTGGGTTATCTCTGGCCTCAAGAATGTGGCCGATGTGCCCGAAGCAGGCACTAAGCTGATGCTGCGCAATCATGTGGCATTTGACGAATTGCTGGCAGGGCGTGGGACGGTGGAACACGTTGATCTGATTATCTCAATGGTGAACATGGCAGAAGCCTTGGCAAAGCGCGGCATTGGCGATGATTGGATGCCTGAAATTGCACAGGCTCAAGATGCGGTGTTTTCAATGGCGCAACGCGGCGTAAGTGGAAAGAAGTTCTTATTTACTGGCCCTGAATTGACGATTGTTCAACAAATCCTTGAGTTGCACGATGAGCAGCTGCGCAACTGCGGTGTGCGCACATTGGAGTTGGCATTGGATGACATAGCCAAGGAATTCATCCACAACAAGATGCGCAAGATTGAAGCATTGGAGACTTTATGACAAGAGAAGAAATCAATATTAAAACCACGGAGCCAACAATCGAGGAAATTTGCTTGCCAAAAGCAAAGCCTGGCGGTTGGGCAATGTTTTATCGTTACACAAATTCATCGCATTGGATGCATGGCATCCCGCCTTTTGATCCAAATGGAATCAGAGACACTATTCGATACCCATATCCACTATTCATGTCAAAAGATGAAGCATTGGATGAGGCTCGAAAGCGTTTGGCTCATGGTGGTGATGTGAAGCTGTTTAAGGTTGATCTATGACGCAGGATGAAATCATTGAGATGGCTAGACAGGCTGGAATTATTGCTATCCACACCGAAGGCGATGGTCATTGGCATCAACAATTTATTGCTCTTGAAGCATTTGCCAAACTGGTAGAACAACGCAAATGTCAAGAACTGGCAGACAAGATTGAAAAGATGCCATTTGGCGATACTGCCGCATCATTTGCAGTTTGGATTCGTGAGCAAGCATGAACTGGCAAGATGGAGTCGCATACGCTCATGCAGTAGCAAAGGGCGAAATCAACGTCTGCAATGACGTTCGTTTGTCATGCCAGCGTTTTCTCAACCAACTGGAAAACAAGGAATGGGGCTGGACATTTGACGAGCGTTTTCCTGCTCACGTTATCCAATTCGCTTCTACGCTGAAACATACCAAAGGCCCGTTGGCTGGTCAGCACATCCAGCTAGAGGGATTCCAACTTCTTTTGATCTGCGCCATTTATGGGTTCCGAAGCAAAAAGGATTTGACCAAGCGCATGGTCACAGATGTGATCTTGTTCATTCCGCGCAAGGCTGGTAAATCTACCCTCACGGCGGTGATCGCGCTTTATGAGTTGCTGTGTGGCGAATCTGGCCCCGAAGTATTCACGCTGGCGACCAACCGCGAACAGGCGACCATTGTGTTTGATTCATCCAAGGGCTTTGTTGAAAATATGCCCAAGGAACTAGCTGAACTGTTCGTGCCAAGCAAATACACCATTGGCAAGCGTGGAGACAGCCAATCCATGTTTAAAGCCTTGAGCCGAGACACAAAGAAGTCTGGTGACGGTAAAAACCCGTCCTGTGTCATTGTGGACGAGGCCGCGCAGATTGTTGACCGTAACTCCATTGAGGTTTTGCACTCAGGTATGGTTGCGCGTCAGAATCCGTTAAGGCTTTACATCACCACTGCTTCGTTTACAAAGGACACTAAGTTCTACGAAGATTTGTCTATGTACCAATCTATGCTGCATGGCGAGGCAACTGACAACCCGCGCTGGTTTGGCCTAATGTACGGCTTAGACCTTGGGGATGATTGGCGCGACCCAGAGGTGTGGGCTAAAGCCAACCCAATGCACGGCATTAGCGTATTTGAAGACGCCATTGCCCAACGCGCCGAAGAAGCGAAGCACAAACCCGCTGCGCTCAATGAATTCCTGTGCAAGACGCTGAATGTATGGGTTTCTGCAAATGCCGCTTGGCTGGATCGCGCCCATTGGGATGACCCTGCTTGTTTGATTAAGCCCCGCGAGGAAAAGCCCGAAGCTGTGTTCATTGGCTTTGACTTGGCGGCTACGCGAGATTTGAACGCGGTCTGTACGCTTAAACGCTACGGCGAATTGGATTATGAGGCTGAATGGCAATTCTTCTTGCCTGAAGAAAGCCTCGCATTCATCCCGAAACACTACCTTGACATCTTCCGTGTCGCTATTGACAGCGGCATCCTCAAATTGACCGAAGGCAACGTGATGGATGATCGGGAGATCAGCGACTACATCATTAACCAGCAATGCAAAAAGTATGAAGTAAGAGAAATAGGCTATGACGCATACAACGCCGCTTCTTTGGTTGCTCGTTTGCATGATGCTGGCATCCCTGTAAAAAAAGTTGGTCAAGGTATGGCTGTTTTGAACAACCCAAGCAAATACATCGAAAAAATGATTTTAAACAAGCAGATCAAGCATGACGGAAACCCATTTGTGGGCTGGCAGCTTGGAAACTGCGAGGTTTATACCGATGTGAACGGAAACATCAAGGTTCGCAAGAACGAAGCCGATAAAGCAGCCAAGGTGGACGGGGTGATCGCTATGATTATTGCCGCCCATTGCTCTCTGGACAACCCATTTGTGTCGAGTAGTTTTGGATTCCGCACGTTTTAGGTTAGTATTGAGGCAAATACGGGGGAAATTATGGCAATTTTTGACATTTTCGGTAAGAAAAAAGCGACTGTAAACGAATCAAACGTGGTGCTTGGACAGCTTCAATTGGGCAACCAGGTGGTGCAGGGCGGTCAAAAAGGCCACCCCGCGCAGCAGTTGTTGTATGTCACCACATCTAGCACCACAACCGCTGGTCGCACCCTTGATATTTCTGGCCTTACGCGTAATTCAACTGTTATGGGCTGTGTTGGTATCAAAGCCCGCGCCTTGTCGCAATGCTCTATCTCTATCATGTCTAAAAATGAAGATGGAACCTATGTGGACGCAATCAAAGATGCGAGCGTTGGTTCGCGCGACAAAGCCAAGGCCAAGCAGGTGCTTAACCTGTTGATGAATCCAAACAACTTCCAAAGCGCATACGAGTTCTGGTATCAATGGTGTATGTGGCAAGATATTGCTGGCGAATCGTTCACCCTTTGGTGGCGCGACAAGCAAAAGGATTCAATCTCTACGCCTGTTGAGATGTATAACCTTGATGCAACCTTGATTACCGTCAAACTGTCTGATACGCGCTATCCCATGTATGTGCTGAGCACGCCATCTTATGGTTTCAGCAAAGATACCCCATTGGAATACTATCAAGTCATGCACTGCAAAGAAGCAGCTTGGCAAGGTTCGTCTGGTTTCAACAAAGGCATCTTGGCAACCGAATTAGTTGCTCTAGATCAAGATATTGATATTTATGCCAACTTCATTATGCAGAATGGCGCTAAACCGTCTGGCATTTTCATGACCGAGCAAGTCATTCCTGATGGCAAGTTCAAGGAAATCGCCTCGCGCATCAAGGAAACGTGGAACGCAATGACAGGCGCACGCGGAACCGACCCAAGCAAGGCTGGTGAAGGTATGTTGCTTGATCAGGGTATGAAATACACCCCGATTGATATGCTTACCCTGCAAGATGCGGATGCGGCTAATCTGAAAATCCAAACCATGAAGCGCATTTGCGGTTTGTTTGGTGTGCCACCTGCAATGCTTGGTATCGCTGACCAGAAATACAACAATACCCAAACGATGCTAGACGAGTTTTACAAAACCGTCATGTATCCGATGATTATCAACATCGAGCAAAAGTTGAAGCAGCATTTGCTCAAAGGCTACCCAAATCTGGTGGTTCGATTTGATACCAAGGACTTTTTGAAGGGCGCACCGCTTGACCAAATGAATTTTGTGGCGGCAGGTGTAAAAGCGGGTATTATCACACCCAACGAAGCCCGCGAATACCTGAATATGGGAAAAGTGGAAGGCGCTGATGAGTTGGTGGGCGATGGCTCGCCACATGAGCCTATCGCTGGTACATCACCGCAGGACACGGGTGGAGGCGGCGGCGGTCAATCGCGCAAGATGAATATTGGTACAAAATGAACCATTTGAAAAAAATGGTGGCAATAATGGCTTCACAAGTGAAGCGTAGCAGTGTTACACTTCCTGCCATAAATAAGCCCCATAAGATAAAAGACGATAATCAATCTATTCATAATGGGGTGGTAAATGAAAGACAAACAAATTCAGTTGATGTGCGAGGCTCAAGTCAAGCTGTCGCCAAGCAAAGACGAAGCACAGAACCCAAGCGGCCTGCTGGAAGCACGAGTGACAACTTGGGGAGCAAGAGAGGGCGCGGACGGCCGAAAATTCAATTACCAACCTGAAGGTTTCATGGATTGGGCAAAAGAATTTGCCGATGGTGACAAGCCTCTGCCAATGTTCTTGAACCACAATGACATGGGTATGCCAATGGGCGAGTGGAATTCGTTTGAATTCGACGAAGACGGCATGACTGCTAAAGGTCGCTTGTATCTCAACACCGTTGGCGGATCTGACCTGTACCAAATCCTCAAAGAATCGCCCAAGATGTTTGGCGGCGTTTCTGTTGGCGCTTATGCCGAGGAAGCCATGTATGTGGACGCAAAAGGCGATCCATTTGCTGCTGGCCCAGACGGTACTGTGTGGAGCAACCCAGACTTTGATTATGGCGAGGCATATTTCCAAATCACCAAGGGTGGCTTGCGCGAAGTGTCTGTCGTGATGTACCCAAACAACCCTAATGCAGAGATTCAAAAACTGGAAGCATTTGATGCTGACGGCAATCTGAATCCACGAGTTTTGGAAAAGGCTTTGCGTGAAGCTGGCCTTAACAAAAAGGATGCGACCACCGCATCTAGTATCTTCAAACGAGTAGTTAGCGAACGTGATGTTCCTGCGAAAGTTGAAGTGACCCCAACTCAGGGTGAGCCTGATGCGGTGGTGACCGAAGCCGAAACCAAGCGTTTGTTGGAAGCACTCCAGCTCCGCGCTTTGGAAAAAGCATTCTCAAATCGCCTTAAATAAAGGAAATCAAAATGTCAGTAGAAAAAATCCTCGAGCAAGTTAACGCTATCGAAGCGGCTAACCTGTCAAAAATCGAAGAAGCAAAGACCGAAGTTGCAGCGACTGTTGAAGCCGTTAAAACCGAAGTTACCGAGAAAATGGCTGCTTTGGAAGCCAAAGTCGCTGCTATCCATGTGCCTGAGTTCATTCGCGCTCCTGCTAAAACCGTGCGTGCCGATGTGAACCGTAAGGTGCGTGAACAGCTCGCCGCTTTCGCCAAAGAAAACGGTCGCGTTCAAAAAGACATTCAGTTGTGGGAATCTGTTGACCAACACGCTGCTTACCTGAACGAAGCATCTGCTTTGACAGGCTCTGGCGCTGGCGTTGGTGGTCGTACTGCTTACGATCCTGTGTTCCACAAGTTGCGTTTGGTTAACCCAATGCGCGGCGTGTCTCGCAACGTGTCTACTGATGGTTCTACCTATCAGTTCCGCGCTAAAACAGGCAACGCTGGTGCGACTTGGGGCTATGCAATCCAGAACAACGGCTCTGCAACTACCGAAGCCACAAGCATTTGGCAGTTGAATATGCAAGACATTAACGTGCAGTTCCCTGTGCGTACTGCTGCATTGGATGACATTGATGGTTTGGAATCAAACGTGGTGGACGATATGTTGACTGAATTCAGCCAACAAGAAGGCCTGTCCATGATCTTGAACAACGACCAATCTGGTTCCACCACTACTGCTTATGGCGCTACCTCTGGTCTGCGTGGCTTGAACTCTTACCCAGGTTCAAACGCTACCTACACAGGCGGCACTATCAGCACAGCGGCTTTCGGTTCTAGCGGTACTGCTTCGACTGACGGCTTGCACAGCTTGGCAACTTATGACCAAACCACCACAAACGGTTTCGGTTCTGCTAACAATGTGAAGTACATCGACTTGGTGAACTTCTTGCACGCTTTGCCACAACAATACTGGAATGACGGCAACACTTGGATCATCAGCCCAACTATGTTGGCTGGCATCCGTGGTTTGGTTGACGACAACGGCACTCCTGTGTTCGAGCGTATGTCTCCATTGGTGTATGACGGCATCGTCGGTAAATTGTTGGGTTACAACGTGCGTGTGAACGCCTACTTGGACAGCCCAATCTCTGCTGGCGCTTCTGCTGGTACTGTGAGCAAGTTCCCCATGTATTTCGGTGACTTTGGTCGCGGTCATACCATTGTGGATCGCTTGAACATGGTTCTGCGTCGCTATGAGCAAACTGCTCCTGGCTTCATCACCTTCTACGGTGAGAAGCGTTTGGCCTCTAGCGTTGTTGATCCATTCTCGATCATCCGCTATCGCTCAACAGCGACAGGCGCGTAATTGAAAGCGGGGGGCTTCGGCTCCCCTCTTTTTGGCTTTAACTGAGGATTAAAAAATGAGTGCATCCAAAAAAATCTTAGCTGGTATCAAACAGGCGATTGCCGAAAACTGCAAAGTGACAGTTGACTTGCGCGAAGCATCTACCCTGACAGGTTCTGGCGCGGGTATTGGTGGACGCACACAGTTTGATGACGTTTTCGCTGCTCTGCGTTATGCAAACCCGTTCCGTATGGGTTCACGCAACATCAAAACGCAAGACCGTTCTGCTGTTCAATTCGTTGCCAAAACAGGTAATGCTTTGAACCAAACAAACCCTTGGGGTTATACATTCACGCCCAACTCTGGCACGCCCAACACGGCGACCACGATTTGGCAACTCCCAACGCGCGTATTGGCGGCAACTTTGCCCATCCGTACTGCCGCAATGGAAGACATTAATGGCCTTGAAGAAGGTCTGATTA